GAAACTTATGTTGAAAATTCACGCGGTAATATATTGCGCGGATCCGGTCAAAAGAGGAATAGACGCCGCAAACAACGCCAACAGTGGGGACAGATGGAATGGAAGAAAATGGAAACCAGAAATTACAATCCCACGTCTGGCAAGCAAATTGACGTTTCTCATGTCAACAGGTGCACAGCAGTTTTCATAGCTAAGGGTATTCAACCTAGCAGCGGAAACTGGATTAGAACTCGATGCATAGCAACCCACATAGCAGATGGTGTTTTTATATTTCCTTACCATTGGCACTGGGATTTTAAGACACCTGGTGATGAGTGGACAAATTTAACTTGTACTATGACAGTGCGAGGCGTAGACATTCCGTTCCAGTACGATATGCACAACATAGTCACGTATTCGAATTTGGACATGTTGTCTATCTATGTTCCAAACATCACAGACAAGTTACCCGCCCAAGCCCTTAAGTTTGCGCCGGACGCTGCGATAGTTGACAACTTACCTGAAGACACATTAGTTTCTTTAGTTTTGAGTTCCGGTAGACCAGATTTCACTGGAAATTTACTGAGCCGCAGTGGGCCAGTTAAATTTTCATCTGGCCCTCTTGAGTTAACCGTTGAATACCCTCTGTATTACAACATCTTTTCCGAGAAAGGTGACTCAGGTGCCCCCGTAGTTTGGGTTGCACCCAACAACCAAAGGTATATAATAGGAATGCACGTTGGTTTGGTTAACCGCTCTTCTGGTGTTTGCGTTCCATTGGATATAGAAGCATTCGAACACATAGTTAAGGTGACAAAACCTACTGCAACTTACGACAATCATTCTTGTGTCACTGGTCTGCCACTGCCCGTTATAAGGTTTGCAGATAGAGTTGCTCACTTGCCTCGAGAGACCAAGATAAAACGAACACCTTTGTTTGGCTATGCTGGGGCCGCCACAACTGCTCCCGCTCGTCTAAAACCTTTTTATCAAGAGGGCGTTATTGTTGATCCTGTTGTCAAAGCTATGGCTAAGTTACCATCTCGTGACACTAGATTTCAATGGTTGGATGATGAGGTTGTCAGGCAGAACATGATAGACTATTTGTTCACACATTATCCCAAGCATGACAGCAGACTTTTAACTTGGGATGAAGTTGTGAACGGCGTTCCATTGTGGAACTACCCATCAGTGGATGGTACCACATCAGCCGGTTACCCCTATTGTCTTAACACCACAAAAGGTAAAGCCCCTTACATTACGTTTTGCTCATCAACCCAGAAACACATCGTTTCTGAAGAGTTGATGGAGCGAGTAGTTTATTGCGAGGACAACTTAGCGTCAGACGGTGATCTTGAATTTTTGTGGATGGACGTGCTTAAAGATGAAACACGACCACTTGCAAAAGTTGAGGAGGGAAAAACTCGACTTATAGCTACGTGCCCAGTTGATTTTTTGATGCTTGTGAGAAAATACTTCGGCTGTTTTGTTGCCTATGTACACACTAAGTGTGTCAAGGCCCCTGTAGCTGTTGGTATTAATGTGCATTCCTCTGATTGGTACATGTTGTACAACCGTTTTGCCGACAAAGATGCTACGAATGGCTGGAGTTTTCTTGCTGGTGATTTTCAAAATTACGACGGCAAAGTTCCTTTTCAGCTCGGTGACATCGTTGTTGACTACGTTAATCAATGGTACGATGATGGTCCAGTTAATGCCAAGATTAGAAGAAAGTTAATCGAGCATGTCCACCATCCTACTAGAATTTGTGAGCGTAATGTGTACAAAGTTTTTGGAGGTAACGTTTCTGGCAATCCTATCACTTCTGAGTATAATTCACTCATTCAAACATTGATGTGGTATTTTCTTGCAAAGAAATACGACGTTTCTGTGGATGGACTCGAGATGAGCTTTTATGGTGATGATAGCCTCGTGGCTATTCGTGCTGTGGGTATAACCACCGATGTTGTAGCCCGCAATTTCAAGGAGATGTTTGACATGGACTACACTCATAGTAGCAAGGCTGAGTTTCATGGCATTGATACTATAGACACGGCCACTTACTTAGGCAGAAGATTCGTGCCCATTGATTGCCCCGGATCTGTCACCCCTGTTGTGTTAGCTCCGCTTGACATTGTGGTTATACGGGAAATCTTGTATTTCCACAAGAGTTCTGCTAACACCTTCCATGAGAACTTTGCCCAATCACTTAGGTCTTTTGTTATAGAGATGTCCCACCACTCGCGTGAGGTATTTAGGGTTGAACTTAGAAAGGCGATAAGTGCTGTTCTTCGAGAATTTACAAACACTGCCTCGCGTGAGTCCATGATTAAGATACTAAGCGAGTATTCTTATGAAATGTTGCTCACGATTCGTTATAGGGAGCAAGCAGTCGATCACATCGGCCGACTGGATTTCGGGAGAAGAGAATATATGCCCATTAACACGTCGCCAGAGGGTTTAGGCCACCCTGCTGGACCCGAAAATAAAACGGTCTGTATTCGAGAGGATATTTGTAGCGAGCCTCTTGAGTATGAAACACACGCTGCAAAGGTTTACATGTACCATAACATGTCTTGCAGAGAATTTTATCCTGTCACAAACAATGCCGTCACCACCGACAACGACCAATACACTGATCGTGCGTCGAACAACCCTGTGCCAACCCAAACAGTTGAATTGGGTCACTACCATGACACAGCCCCCATAGTTTCCACCGCTATTAACAGTGAATTGATACAAGCTCCTTATCGTAACATAAATATGGAGACTTTTGACTTATCTGAAGTTTTAAATCGCGAGTATGAGTTATCGTCATTTTCATGGCCATCGACACTTGGCTCTGGTGCGTGGCTCGCCACATACAATTTCCCTGATAATCTTTTGACTCAACCTTTTATAGCAGATAAGATTCGCGGGTTTCGAAATTTTGTTACCGGAGTACGCGTTTCTTTCCGTATGTCCAGTAACACTTTTAACTATGGTAGGCTTATGGTCATCTATAGACCCGACAGAGGTGATGATGTGTTTGCTAGTCGTCGCGTTACCAATGTTCAGCAAATGTCGGGTTTTCCGCACATAATACTTTCTGCTAGTTCCAGTGAAGTCGGAGTTTTTGATATACCCTTCATTTATAATCGCCGTGCTATTGACAGGTCGGCGATGGCGGATCCTCAAAGCATGGGTAGTTTGGCAGTCGTGGTGTTGAACCCATTGACCAACACTTATGGCGTGGCTTCCAATGTTACAGTGTTTGCTACCGCCCAATTTATCGACTTTAAGATGTATGTTCCATACAACCCAACGTCTGGTAAAGAGGAAGCAATAGAGAAGAGTAAGAACAATCTCATATCCGGTGTGCTTGAAAAGACCGCTGATATTGCTTCCATGGTTAAGTCTGTTCCCTTTGTTTCTGGTTACGCTAGTGCTTATGAAGGGACTGCTAGGTTGATTGCCGCTGGTGCAAAAATGATAGGTCTTGACAAGCCTACCACACTTGCTCGAACCAATGTTGACAAGGTTAACCCTTACAGTGACATGGCCAACGCGCGTGGTATAGATTGTTCCAACAAGATAGCCGTGGATCCTGAAAACAAAATTTCTACTATGCCGAATGTGGCCGGTCAAACAGTGGATGAAATGGATATGAATTATATTTGTGGTACACCGACTTTGACTTCTATAGTTTCAGTAGGCACCACCACAGCTATTGGCACTAATTTTCAGATTTGCGACACGGATGTTGTTCGCAATGCGTGGACTTATGCAAGTTGGATATCAG